TCAAAAAGGGTTGGAAGGAGGGTGAAAAAGGGTGGGACGGCCAGGCGTGCCGAAGCGCACGAGACCCGGGGAAACCGGCCCGAGGCGAGGGGTCAGGGCCCAATGGGCCAGCTTACCGGCGTCGAAGGTGTCTCCATGACGGCCGTCGGACTGGGGGTCGCATTGGTAGGAACCGCCGGACTTGATGACCAAGCGGTGGTCGGATTGGACGTAGTCGCTGGGGGGGATGTAGTAGAGATTCTGATTAATGGCGGCGCTATAGAGGTCGCCCAGGAAGGTTTTTGTCGTGGGCGGGCGGACATAGCCGCTGGGGCAGGGCTCGATGAGCTTGCGCGCATCCACCAGTTCGACGGCCTCGCCCTGGCGAGCCAGGGCGGCAGCCAGGTCGCGGGCGAAGAGTTGCTCGCTGGTGGCATCCACGGCCAAGCGGATGGCGGGGCCGCCGCGGGGGCGCCGCCGTATCACGGCCAGGGCCTGGCCGAGGCGCTCGCGGACGACCTGGGGGGCGCGCTCTTTCCAGACCGCAACAAATCGCTGATAGTACATGCTGCCGATTTGCTCGGTCACCACCAGCGCAGACGGATTCGAGGAATCCCCGGTGGTCGTAGCGACATCGAAGCCCACTCCGACGCGCCCATCTTTCATCACAGCCTCCAAAGCCCGGCAAGCGCGTTGCCATTCCGCATCCGAGCCCACATAAAAAAAATGCCCCTCGCCGGCACCCCGCATCTGAGCCGTGATGAGCGCAGTCAAATCAATCGCGGCGCTGCCACCCGCTTCATGGATCAGTCGGTAGCTATCATTCAGCCCCAGCCGATTCGCCGGGTCGGCGCAGAATTCTTCATAACTCAAGGGCCGTCCGGTCCGCGAATCATAGAGCCTATGGCCCGCGGCATAGGCGTCGGCCAGAGCCACCCGATGGATCAGCGTTCCGTCTGGGCCGACATAAAAATGGCCCTCCGCTCTTGGCTCGAACTTCATGTCGGGCGGCGGCAGAGTCATTTCCCAGAATGGATGCCGATCATCGCGCGGCAAATTTGATGCATAGATTAGCCGGAACGATGGATCGGTATCAATGATCGGTTTGACGGCGACGCGCAGCTCGACCTCGAGCGCCGGCCGGGTAAACCCGGCCTCATCACGCAGGACCATCCCCGACCAGCCCCGCGCGGTCGCAGGGTTCGGAGCGATCACCTGGAGCCGGGAATAAGCGGTGCGGCTATGGTAAAGCCGCAGCTCCAGTCTGCTCAGCGAGTAAAGTTCGGCAAAATCCTCCTCAGCCAGGCGGTCGTAAATCTTGCCGCTTTGCCGATCGGCGACTCGCAGGTGCAGCGCCGCGCTGGCCTCGCCGGCGCCGGCCTCCAGCGCTGCCCGCATTGCGGCGGCCTCGCGGGCTACCAGGGCGGCCTGCTCGGCGGCGCTGAAAGTCTTGGCCACTAGCTCCGAGCCCAGGAGCAAGGAGGCGCTTGCGGCGATCACATTGCGTCCCGGGGCGCGGCTCAACTCATCGAACGCAATCGCCCCGAGGGTGGTGCTTTTCCGACACTGCCGAGCCCAAAACAAGACCAGGGTGCGGTTGCGGCGCGCCGCGATTAGCGCCGCCTGCTCATAAATCCGGCGGGGCGAGCGCCGGGCCGCTGCCGCTGGCCCCCGGTCAACACTGGCGGACTCATTTGGCATCGGTCGCACCCGGAATCATCGCGCCCAATTTCTTCTCTGCAGCATCCACATCCGCGAAAAACTCGCGCCGCAGCAGCCGAATCTTCTCTTCGCTCGGCAACGAGCTGTCCGCCACGCGCCGGGCCGCCTCGCGCTCGTACCAGGCCAGGAATTTCTCCACTGTCTGCTCTTCGAGCCGCCGCCGATCCAGCTCGCTCTGCTGCTCGGCCACGCGGACGCGCCGGTATTCCATGAGCGGCTTGAGGGCGGTGGTCAGCATAGAAAGCTGCTCTTTGAGCTCGGACAGATCGGAAGGATCAAGGCCCGTTTGGTCTGCGCTTAGGGTTACGCTGAGCTGGAGGGCGAGTTTTTCCAGCGCCATGATGACGGCCGCCAGGCCGCCTTCTGCGCCGCTCTTTGCCACGGCGGCCAGCCGTTCATTATTCTCCCGGAGGGCCGCGATCACCCGATCCTCCCAGGTCCGCCGCCTGGCCTCCGCCTCGCGCCGCTTCAACCATCCCGAGATCTGGGAGAGTTGCACGCGGCGTCCGAGTTTGGCCAGCTCCTCGGAGATGCGCGCCAGGGTTGCTCCCTCCGCGCGGAGCCGCTCGATGAGTTCCGCGTGGCGATCGAGCCAAAGTCGTGTTGGGATTTCAGCGCCGCGGCTCACGATACCTCCTGGAACTTGAGTCGCCCCTTGGCGGTGATGCTCCAGAGCCGGCCGCGCAGTGGATCGTTCAGGCCCGTGATCCAGCCATGATCCTCGGCCGCCTGGATGATTTGCATTGCCTCGGCGCGGGTGAGTGCCTTGTGGCGGAATGCCAGGCGCAGCCCGGCCACGATGACTTCCTCCTGCCATGGCTCGCCGTCATGGAGCTGGCGCAGCAGATACTGCAGGATGGGGGCGTCTGGCGCCATATGCATCTATCCGTGCGGATGGGTGATGTGGCTTTGTGGGCCGCGCAATTCGGCCACTGCCACGAGCACCTCGTTGACGCGGCCATGGACCTTGGCCATTTCCTCGCGCAGGAGCCGCTGGAGGGCTTCGCGGTCAGCCTTCATTTCTGCCCGAATGGCCGCCAGCTCGGCGCGCATGGTTTGTTCGGAGGCCTCCAGCCGGCGCAGTCTATCTTCGGCGGCCTCCTGGCGGGCCTGGAAGACTGCTTCGTCCACAAACTTCGGTCCGGTGGGCCGAGTGATGACTTCTCCCTCGATATTGACCTGGGCGCGCCGGCCGCGCGCGAAGTTGAGCAATTGGAGCACGGCCAGCCCCAGGACGAGCGTGAGGGTCAGGTAGTCCCTGACGAAATTTCCCGGAACGCCATGAATGCCGTCCATGGTCACCTCTTTGGCCAATCCGGCCCGGGGCCGGCCCACCACCCCTGGGGCAATTTGACCGGCCCCACCCGCTCCCAGCCTCCTGGCCGCCAGACATAGACGTGCCCCCGCACATCTTCGCCGAGGCGCACGACATCCTGGGTGGAGTCAATGATCACCGTCCGGGTCGCGCAGCCGGCCGAGCCGATCAGCCAGGCGGAGGCGCAGATAATCCGCCCAAGCGCGGCGGACATCTTCGGGGGTTTGAGCATTCGAGATCGTCTTGGGTTTTGCCAGCCTGGCTTCCAGCCAGGCCAAAAGGGCCGCGACCAGGGCTATGACCAACCGCTCGGTCATCAGACTGCCGCCTTCCTGGCTGCCACCGCGCCCCAGACCACGCCGATGAGGGCCACCAGGCCGGCCACGATGACCTCCGCGGTGCTTTCATCGGCGAGGCCCTTGGCTACCAAGTATCCGCCGCCGACCTTCAGGACCGCGCGGATCAGGCTTTGCATCGTAGCATTCATCATTCATGAGCCTATGTGGACAAGCTCGGCCCCGCAGCTTACCCGGTAAGGCGCGGCAGCGCGGCGAGGCTCGCATGAGGTTCTCCGATTTGGGAACTGCAGATGGGCTGACCCACCGGCACGGGGCGGGCGATGCGCGCGCTTCTTTGTGCGGCCAGCACGCCCCCCCCCACCACGCCAGCGCATGACGCTGATGAGCCAGGGGTTCGTCAACGACGACCCGGCTGCGGACGAGGTGGAGGCGGCGACTGGTTCAGCTCCCAGGCCGATTGATTCCTCTCAAGCTCGCGGATGGCATCGAACATTGCCACCAACCGCGGCATCCGCCGCTGGTCCGGGGGCGTTTCGAGGAGCAGCAGCATCTCCTCGATTGCAATTTCCGCGAACCGATTGGTGCTGTAGTTGAGCGGCTCGGCAATCGCCGCGATCCGGTCGGCCAAGGAACGCCGGATCCGCACGGTAATTGTGGGTTCTTTTCGCACCCGGGTTTGAACCTAACACGCCCCGCAAAACTCTGTCAAAAAAAGTGTTGACAGGTGCAGCGAAGTGCATCACTATGCGCACGAGATGATGCACTGTGCTTCATTTTCTCGTTGGCTCCGCTGGAGACGCGTCTGCGCCTGGTGCGGGCGACGGCTCGGCGGCAACCCGCTAGCGCGGCGCGTCACGCACGGGATTTGCCGCGCCTGCTTTTGGACCATGACCGGAAAGCTCCAATGAGGGCTACCGCTGAACAAAAAGCCTACGCGTTACGGATTGTCCGCGCCGTCGCGCGCGCGGCAGGGCTCTCGCCCCGTGATCTTCTGGGCAGATGCAAGCGCCATGAGATCACCCTGGCTCGATTCTGCGCCTGGGACGTTCTGCGGCGTCGCGGCGCCACCCTTGCGGAGATCGCCGCGGTCGCGGACCGGCGGATTGGGGCTGTCTTCTACGGGTTGAGGTCCCTCCAGTGGGGGGTCGCCTCGTGTGAGGAAGCCCGCGCCAAGGCCCATGCCTGGGTCGCGGCCGGTCTCAAGGCCGCCCCGGGGGAATTCCCCCATCAGCCCGGAGCCCGAAAGCGGCGGCCCGAGCTGGCCGCTTTCTGCGCGGATCGGCGGGAGTATCTCAAGATGTATCAACGGATTTGGCGCGCCGAGCGGCGCGCTGCAGCAAACTGAAACCCTGGAAAACACACCATATGAATGACACGGAGTTTATCACGCTCTCGCGCTGGTGGCGGGAGCCGTCGCGGCGGGAGCTGCTGGCGGCCAAGAAGCGGGCTGTGGCCTGGGCCGTCTGGGGATGGCTGGCGGCGGCGCTGTTGGGAAGCATCAACCTCTACCTGCTTTTCCGATGAGCCGGCTCAAACTCAAAGCTCCGGTGGATATTCCGGCCGGCCGCGCCGAGGCCGAGGCGGTGCTTCGCCGCATTGCCGAGGTGAAACTGGAGGAAACGGCGCTGAAGGCCGAGATGGACGAACAGCTCACGCGGACGCGCAAGCAGTACGAGGCGCGGCTGGCCAAACTGCAGGATCAGCTGCTGCGCATGCTGGAAAGTCTGCGGGCATGGGCGGAAGCCCATCCCGAAGAGTTCGGCGGAAAGAAGACCCTCGAGATGCTTCACGGGCTGATCGGCTGGCGCATGACCCCGCCCGCGCTCCGGCCCCTCCGCGGCGTCACCTGGTCCGCTGTTCTCCAGCGATTAAAAGAGATGGGCAAACTGCAGTTCGTGCGGATCAAAGAGGAGGTGAACCGCGAGGCCCTCCTCGCCGCCCGAGACGCTGAAAACCTCAAGGCGCTCTATTGCCAGGTCGTGCAGGAAGACGAGTTCTTCGTCGAACCCAAACTCACACCAACCCAAAGCCGCGAGACGGTCGAGGCCAAATGAAAATCGCGCTTTCCCTCATGGTCATCGTGGCCGGGGTCACGGCGGCGGCTCGCATTTGCGCAACCCGCGGCGGCCGATTCCAAATCGCGGATTTCATCATCATGGGCGCTGGCGCAGCCGCCGCGGCGATCCTCGCCGGACTCTGACTCGACCAATGAAACTGCAGGAAGCCAAACAGTTGGCCGGCCGAATCGTGGACGCGCTCCGGCCAATGTGCGAACGGATCGAGATCGCGGGCTCAATCCGGCGCGGGAAGCCCGAGGTCGGCGATATTGACCTGGTGATCCTGCCGTTGCGCGGCATGCGCCAGGCGATCGCGGACCGGTGCCGCCTCAGGGCCACCCCGGTGATCGAAGGTGAGCAAAACTGCATCTACCGGCTGCGCCTCCCGGACGGCCGCGAGATCCAGCTCGACATTTTTTTCGCCCGGCCAGCCCTCCGCGATCTGTTCCAGACCAAACCCTCCAACTGGGGCACGCTCCTCCTCTGCCGCACGGGCAGCAAGGAGCACAACATTTGGATCGCCGAGCGCGCGCTCTCTCTAGGCTTCATGTGGAAGCCTTACGAAGGGCTTTTTGACGAAGAAGGCTACTGCATCGCCGCCGCCGAGGAAGTTGAAATCTTCTCGGCGCTCAATCTCGGATGGATTCCCCCGGAGCTTCGCGAGAGACCCAAGACATGAAGACGCGACCCGTCCAAGACCTTGTTCCGCATCCCAAGATCGCCCACCTGGCCGGGCGCTGGCAGCCGGACAGCCCTGAGATGCTGGCGCTGCGGCGTTCGATCATCGAGCATGGCATATTGCAGCCACTGATCGTCACCCCCACCGGCTACATCCTGGACGGGGTGACGCGCTGGATGGCGGCCAAGGCCATCCAGATGGAGGCCGTGCCGGTGGAGGAGCGGCCGGAGGAGGAGGCGCTGGAGATCATCCTGACCAGCGAGCTGCAGCGGCGGCATCAGACCAAGGGGCAATTGGCGTTCCGGCTGGCGCCGCTGATTGCCGAAGTGGCTGACATTTCGACCCAGCGGAAGCGTGCAAACCTGTGTCAGCAAAACAAGAAGTCTTCCGGTAGCACACTCAGTGTGCTTTCGAGAAAATTGGGCGTTTTCGGCGAAAATCCGACCTTGGACTCGGTGGCAGCGACTTTGGGAGTATCAGCAACACTAATTGACCAAGCCCTGGAGCTGCACCGGCTATTCGATCGATACCCGGAGCCTTACGAATGGTCGGATCAGGCCCTGGCCGAGGTGGGCCGGCCTCCGGGCACTCCGATGACCCTGCGCGAATACTACACGGCCCGCATCCTGGATTCTGAGCATCCCATTGGGCTGGGCGGGGCGTTGGCGGGCCTTAAGGCCAAGCTGGAGATGCTGGAGCGGCAGCAGAAGCACGGGCTGGCGCACGGCGGGGGGCGGCCACCGCGCGGGGTCAAGGACCCTGATTGCCCCCGGCAGCTTGTGCTTTTCCGGGAGGCCTGGGACCGGCTCAAGCGGCGCTGGGAATACTGGAACGAGCTGGATGAGCTGGAGCGCACCGCGGCGGGGTTTGTGATCATGGATGCGCTGGCGGCGGCGCCGGAGGATCTGTTGCTTTCGATCAAGGCGGGGATCGAGAAAACCCTGCGAGAGAGGAAGCGAAACCCATGAAAGCATCAAACCTGTGGGAAAAGGATCGGCTCGCGAAGCTCACGACCCTCGAGGCTGTGGATCGCGAGATCGAGCGGTGCGAGTTCGGCCTGCGGAACGCCCCCTCCGCGGCGAAAGTCAAGGAATGGGGGCGGAAGCTCATCTGGCTGGACGCACTCCGTCGCGAGCTTGAAAGCAGGTCGGAATGAGCACCACGCATCCCAACCCGCCGGAAGGCGAAAGCCAGTGCGCGGCCATTCTGCGCCGCCTTATGGAGGCGCGTGGCGAGTGGGTGGAGATGCCCGAGCTGGCGCGGGTCAGCGGGGCCTACGCGGTCCACAGCCGCATTGCGGACCTGCGGAAGCAGGGCTGGAACATCCCTGCGCCGCGGATCAGGCGCCAAGGGCGCACCGTTTGCTCGGCCTACCGTTTGATCCTGGAAGAGCCGCCCCATCCCCATGAGCCTCCCCAAATTTAGGCCTGTGCTGGTGCCGCTCTCGGTGGCGGCGACGATTCTCGAACTGGAGCCCGGTTCGGTTCGCGAGATGGTGGATTGCGGGCGGCTTCGCTGGGTCTGGAACGTGGGCAGCACGGCTTCCCGGGCCGAACTGCGTTTTTGGCTGGCGGAGCTGCTGGGTCGGGGGCTGGCCGGCGCGCCGGTGTCGCAAGTGATCGAGCGGGTGGTGGGCTATCCGTTCGAGAAGCGGCTGCGCTGCCGCACGGTGTGCAACCTGCTCTACATTGCGCGGCCGCATTTGCAGCGGTTGACCGGGGAACTGCCGATCCGCGTCGACGGCGGCGTAGGCTGGGTGTGGCGCGATGATCTGGTGAAATTTCTCAACTGCCGACTCGTGAGATGACCGCAGCGCAACGCAGACGCCTTTACTTTCCTGCCTGGCGGGCGGCCTTTGAGGCCGTCTGGGAAAAGGCGCCGTGCGGGCGCATCCGCGCCCGGGCGGATGCGGCGGCGTCAGAAATCCGTGATGCCATCGAGGCGCTGGCCCGCCGGTGGGCGGAGGCCGAGGCGCGCGGGGTGACCGAGACCGATCTTCGCCATGCGGCCAACGCGCTGGCGCTGCAGCGGGCGCGCACGTGGAGATCGGGTCGGCCCCAACCGCTGCCAGACTCGCCCTCTCAGGCCAGCAGCCGCCACCTCGACGGCCTGAGCCTCAGCCTCTTCATGGCGCTGTGCCACCTGTTGGAGGACCCCACCTGGCTGGGCAGGCCGGAGCGGCCCGGGATGATCCAGTGGACCGATCCGGGGCAGATCGAGCGGGCGCGGCTGCTCTGGCAGCTTGATCACCGCGGCGCGCCCGGCTACGCGGCGGCGGTGAGCCGCTCCATATACGGCACGCGCGATTATCACACATTGGCGCTTGGCGACCTGATCGAGCTACACCGGCTGCTGCGCGGCCGCGCCAAGGCCTGGCGACCGCAGGCTTCGACCCATGAACGCGCACCGATCTGAATTTCCCGACGCCGTGGGTGTGGGCGGCCCTGATGCCAGCATGCTGCCGGAGGAGAGCTCCGGAGGGGGTGCCGAGGGACATCCTCATGAAACACTGGCCGGCGTCGGGAGCCGATCCAAGGAGGTTGAACGGACGCAGCTCAAGGCCCTCGCGACCAACGCGCCGCGCGCCAGCGATCTGCTGGCTGGCGCGCGGCGTCTGGCGCTGGCGGAGCGCCTGGTGGCGCTGCGTGCGCAGGGCAGGGCATTGGTCGAGGCGGCCGGCGCGGTGGGGGTGAGCCCGGCCACTGCCAGCCGGCTGATCAAGCTCTTTGCCGCGCTGCCGCCGGAGCAGCGCACCGCTGCCGCTTTTGCGCCGCGGCGGCGGGGCCCGCGGCCTGCGGCCCCGCTGCTGCCGGGCGAAATCGAGGCTGTGAAAAAGATTCTGCTGCAGACGAACCGGGACTGGAAATCCGGCAGCCTGCCGGAGGCGCTGCGCGCGGCGGGCCGCCGGGGGCTGATCCGGGCCGAGCTGGCCCAAGAGCTGGCCGCGCGCGAGGCCCTGGGGCTGCCGCTGCCGCGGCCGCTGCGGCGCCAAACGCGGCTCAGCGAGGCGCATGTGCGCGCCTTCCGATGCCCGCGCGAGGCGTGGCTGGACTACGTTTCGAGCGCCGGAAGCCTCCAGTTCACGGTTGACCCGGAGACGGGCCAGGAGCGGCTGTTGGAGCCGGGCGAGCAGTGGACGATTGACGACGGGACGCTCAATCTGATCTGCAATGTGCCCAGCACCGACCCGCGTTGGAAATTCGGCGTGATGCCGGGGCGATTTCAGTTTTTGGTGGTGGTGGACCATCGGAGCTATTTCATCCCCGGTTTCTCGTTTACGGCGCGGCCGCGCGGGAGCTACCGAGCGGAGGATCTGCTGGCCACACTTCAGATCGCCATGCTGGAACACGGCCGGCCCCGCCGGCTGGTGCTGGAGCACGGGGTGAGCGCCGCGCACTCGATCAGCCGCGCCTGCGAGCTGGCCGGCATCGAAATCGTCCGGGCCAGCAGTCCCCATCAGAAGGTGGTGGAGCTGGTCTTCGGCTGTCTTTGGACCAAGCTGAGCCTGTTGCCCGGGCAGGTGGGGCGCTTCCGCGGCGAGCATGAGGGGGTGGAGGCGCTCTACGAGTCCTGCCGCCGCGGCAGCGAGGATCCGCGCGAGCATTTCCCGATGCTGGGCGATGTGCTGCGCGCCCTGCGTGAGGCCATCGCGGATTGGAACACCCACTGGGTCAACGGCTCGCGGTATGGGCGCTGGCAGCCGGCGGAGTTTTGGGCGCGCCGCGCCCCTGGGGTGTTGCGTCCGCTACCTGCCGAAGACGCCTGGATGTTTGCGCCCCGAGTGACGGAGCCGCTGCGGGTGCGCGGTCTGAGCATTGAAACCAGCGTCCTGCTGGCGCCCGGCTTCAGTCAGCGGTTCACCTTTGGGGCCGAATGGCTCGTGGAGTGGGTGGGTGCGCGCGTGCGGCTGCACTTCAATCCGTTTACGGGCGGGCCGGCGCGGGCGGTGCTGGCCGAAAACTGGCGGGGCGAGCCGGCCGGGCGGCTGCTGGGGGATCTGGAGATGTTCGACCGCCAGGCCAGGTACACACTCCGGGCCTGGGGATATGCCGACCTGGCCGATGACGGCGGCGAGGCTGCGGCCCGCCAGGCGCAAGCGCTGCATCGCAGCATCCAGGCCATTCGGCCGGACAACCGGCCCGGGCGCACGGCGGTCGAAATCCGAACTGGTGTTGCCGAGAGCACACCGGCCTTCAGGGATCGTGGCCTGCCCGGCCCCGGCCCCGCCCCGGCCCTGCCCCGGCCGCCGGCGCGTGCCAGCTGGCGCGATCCGCGCCTGGCTGACTTTACCGATATTCCGCTCTGATGCTGATTTATGAAAAGCTGGAATCCCAACGACCTGCAAACCGCGCGCGAGATTGTGGCGCGGCTGAAAGAGATCCAGGCCACAGAAAAGCTGAGCGACCGCGCCCTGGTGGACGCCTACCCCGACCTGGTCAGCACCCGCACCTGGGGACGCTGGCGCAATGACGACTGGTCGCACAGCCACCCCGAGCGCACCCTGCAACGACTGCGAAGAATCGCGGCGCTGCTCGACGGTGGCTCGCCGGTGGATGAGTTTTACCCGCTGCCCTTTTACCAGGAATTCGCGCGGCGGGTGGCGATGCTGGAGCGCACGATCAACGACCGGCGCATCCTGGTCTGCCTGGCGCCCAACGGCACGGGCAAGACCACTGCGGCGCGGCGGCAGGTGGAGCTGAAGCGGGCCACGCGCAAGTACTGCCGGCTGCGCCCGGCCTGGCGGAACAAGGAGCTGCACATTGCCACCGGGATGCTCGCCGCCCTCGGCGCGGATGCCGAGCAACCGAATGCGGCCCAGGCGGAGAAAAAACTGGTCGAAGCGCTCAGCAGCGTGCCGGTGACGCTGTTCCTGGACCAGGCGCACGAGGGGGGGCCGGCGCTCATGCACCTGCTGCGCATGTTGGTGGACGAGACACCGAGCCGGTTCGTGTACCTTGGCTACGATACGGCCTTCCGGCGGGTCCAACTGGCCACGACCGACGCCATGATCGAAGCGCGGGCGTTCCTGGGCCGTTGCCTCAAACCCATCTTTGACGATTATCGCCACGGCACGCGGCCGGAGGACGTGGCCGCCTATCTCCAGGCGGCTGCCGGTCTGGGGCGCAATCCTGCAGCCTCGCTGGCGGGGCGCATTACCCCCATCCTGCAAAGAACCACCAACCTGCGGCTGCTGGATGATGCCCTGGCGGTGGCGCGTGCCCAGGCGGATGAGGATGACCCTGATCCGGAGGCCATCCTGCAGGCCTGTTACAGCCTGGCCGGCATGGAGCCGGTGCCTTCCACGCATCGAGACCAAGATGAACAGCATACCTGATTGGCGCCTCCGCGCCCCCGGCGGCCTCAGCCTGGCCGAGGCGCTTCTGCGGTACAGCCCCAGCACCACGGGCTCGTCCAACGCCGAAAGACCGCGTGCGGACCTTCTACGCATCCTGCGCCCGCAGGCCGCCGTGCGCTGGCGCGGCGCGCGCGTCTCCATGCTGACGCCGCAGAGGGTCGAATTCACACTGGCCCACGGACTGGCAGGCGACCTGATCAGCCAGTGGGAGCTGTTCGATCTGATGGAGGAGACCTGGCCGCGCCTGGCCAAAAATCTGGCCGAACTGAAGCGGGCCGTGATCGCGATGAACTGGAGGGTGGAGCCCTGGAGCGAGCAGAACCAGCCGCCGACCCCGGAAGCCGAGGAACGGGCCCGCCTGGTGACTCATGCGCTCTGGCGGATGCGGCCGGAGCCGGCCGCTGACGAGTCGGAGTTCCGCGGGCTGCTGCGCGATCTTTTGGATGCCTGGGGCAAGGGCATCAGCGTGGTCGAACTGTTATGGGAGATGCGCCAGACCGCCGAGTTCGGCCAGGTCATCCTGCCGCGGGCCGCGCAGTGGGTGCATCCGGTCAACTATGGTGTGCGGGAGGATGGCAGTGTGGGCCTGCGGCCCGGCCCCGGCCCGGAGCCCGGGACTCGCACCGGGGCGACCGCGCCGGACCTGGTCGATCTGCCGGCGCACAAATTCCTGGTGGCCATCGCCAAGGCGCGCACCACGCATTGGTGCGGGGCGGCGCTGCTGCGGCCCCTGGCCTGGTGGTGGGCCGCTGCCAATTTCAGCGCCGAATGGCTGCTCAATTATGCGCAGCTCTTTGGCGTGCCGCTGCGCTGGGCCACTTACTCCAGCACCGCGGACGAGGCCACCATCGCCAAAATCGCCGACATGATGAGCAACCTGGGCAGCGCCGCCTGGGCCGCCTTCCCCGAGGGCACGAACCTGCATCTGTTGGAGGGCCAGAAACAGGCCGGCGCCAGCCCGCAGGAGGCGATCCTGGAACTGGCGGATCGAAACTGCGACCTGCTCATCCTTGGCCAGACGCTTACCAGTGATCCCGGCGACCGCGGCACCCAAGCCCTTGGCGCCGTCCACGAGCGCATCCGCGGCGATGTGATCCAGGCGGCTGCCGACTGGCTGGCTGGCATTCTGGGCCAACAGCTCATCCCCTCGATCCTCGAACTCAACTACGGCGACTCTGATTTCGCACCCGAAATCAAGGCCGAGCCGATCCGCGCGCAGGATCAGGTGGCCAATGCCCAGCGGGTGGCCACGCTCCTGAATGCCGGTCTGGAACTGCCCAGGGCCTGGCTCTATGAGCATCTGGACATTCCCCTGCCCCAGCCCGGGGAAGCGGTGGTGGGTGGGCCGCGGCTGTCCGGTCCGGGCCCGATGCTCCAGGCGGCTGCCGGGCGCATGACGCCGCTGGCGCAGCCAGCGCCCAGTGATGCCATCGCCGCCGCACGCGCCAGGGCTCTGGCCGAAGCCTATCGCGGTGCGCTTGCGCCCTTGCGGGAAATCATCCTTCGGTCCCAATCCCCTGAGGAAGCGCTGGCCGAGGCGCGGCGGTACTTTGCCGACTGGGCGCCCGAGCGGGTGGCAGCGCTGGTGGAGGAGGCGCTGCAGGTGGCCGCGGCCGCCGGGGCGGCGGAGGCGGTGGAAGCGGCCCGCCAACCCCGGGCGTAATGGGCCAGGGGGGCCGGCATGGCACTGAAAGTCCAGCTTGTCCAGCCGCACCGGGAGGCCATCAGCCTGATCCGGGACAAGCCGGCCTTGACCCGGGAGGTCTTTGACCGGCTGCTGCCCGAACTGAGAGTGCGGGCCTTTACGGTCACGGGCATCGAGGCGGCGCAACTGTTGCAGCGGCTGCGCGACGAAATCGCCACGCTGCCGGCCGGCCAGACATGGGACCAGGTCAAGGCCAACGTGGCCGATGCCCTGCCTTTCGAGCCGGAGGCGGCCGAGCGGCGGGCCGAGCTGCTGCTGCGCATCCACGGGTTTCAGGCGTTTCAGGCCGCTGTCTGGCAGGTGGCCCAGGCCGATCCCGAGACCACGCACCTGCAGTATCTGACCATGGAGGACGAGCGGGTCCGCCCGGCCCATCGGGCGCTGGATGGGGTGGTGCTTCCGAAAGATGATCCCTTTTGGGAGGACCACCTGCCGCCCTGGGACTGGGGCTGCCGCTGCCGCGTGCGCCCCTTGAACGCCAGGCAGGTCGATCAGATCCGGCGAGCTGATCTGCGCAAACGGCCCGAAGCCCGCCGCGTCCTCGAAGGGCCGGCCTTGCAGCAACTGCGCCACGGCACACGGATCACCCCGGAGGGCCAACGGGTGGATGTCACCCCGCCCCGCTTCAAGCCCGGCGGCAGCAGCGCCTTCCAATGGCACCCGGACAGTCTCTTGCTGCCGTTGGAACAACTCCGGAAACGGTTCGATCCGGAGGTTTGGGCCGCCTTCGAGTCCTGGGCCAAGGCCACGGAGCTCTGGCCCGGGCAAACCCTTTGGCAGGCTCTCCAGAAACCCTTGGGCCCGACCCCTCCATCCGCCCCAAGATCCACACCGCCCAAGGGGCAGCCCCCCCTCGAAGCGCCGGCCCCAACCGCCCCCATCTCACCGGCCGCAAGAGAAGTGGCGGCCAGGGTTTCGGCGGCCAAGCTACCGCCTGAAATTCAGGAAGCGGCCCGCAAGCTGCCCGACCCGGTGGCGCGGCTGCTCGACAATGCGCATTTCAAGATAGCCAGAGGCGGCTACTACCACCCGGCCACCAGAACCATCCACATGGCTGCCGATCCCCGATCATGGGCGGGGGGAGTGACGACGTTTTATCACGAATGCGGCCATCATGTGTGCGAACGGGCCGGCGTGTATCGTTCCGGGTCGGGACCGGGCCAGGAGCTTTCCGCCGCGCTAGAGGCCGACTGGCGGAGGCTCCAAGGCAGGCTGGAGGCGGCTTTTCCCGGCCACTGGCAGCAATGGGCGAACAGAAAGGATTGGGATGACTCCAAATACGTGGAGCTGGGGCAGGCTTTCGGCTATTTGCCTTCCGAGGAGACCCGCCAGTTCCATGAGCTGCCGTTGGCCGAGCGCAAGAGGCTGAGCCGCCTGGCGGACATGTTGTGCAGCCTGTCTGGCGGCCGGTATGGATGCGGGCACTCCGTGGCCTACACGAAGCAGCTGGGGTGGTATGCCGAGCCGCCCGCGCACGCCGTCTCGGCGCTGCTGGAGGGCGACCCAGTGTTTCAGCAGCTCTTCCCACAGATTTGCCGTGTGGTAAAGTCAGCGTTGGGTCTATGAACGAACACATCAGGGCCGAGCTCGAGGAATTGCGCGCCGTGGTGCGCGAATACCAGCAACGTTTCCCGGAGGAGGAGGGCTACGATTGGGTGGCGCACCCGCAGCTCCTGGGCGATTTGGAGTCCTACCGGGCGCTGGGTCGTCTGATGCGCCAGGCGCTCCGCACGGGCAGGCCGCTCACGCAGGCCGAGATTGACGCGAAGATCGGGCCGGTCTCGTGGCTGGAATGATCACCCTGGAGGTCCAATCCAAGGAGGTGCAGAGTCTGCTCTGGCGCGCGATCGGCCGGGTGGGCGATCCCGAGCCCCTCCTCCGGGCCGCGGGGACGACCCTGCTCTCGATCACCCTGGGCAATTTCAGCGTTCACGGCGCAGCCTGGCGCCCGATCCCATGGGCGCCCAAAGCCGACGGCACCCCCGCCACGCTCAAAAAGAGCGGGACTTTGTCCAGCGCCTGGCGGCTGGAGGTCAGCGATCGGCAGGCGACGCTCAGCAACCCGATGCCCTACGCCGCCATCCACCAATTCGGTGGACAAACCGCGCCGCACGCCATCCTGCCGCGCCGCCGCAAAGCCCTCGCCTTCACGTCGCAGCGCTTCGGCCGGGTCGTGGTCAGGAAAGTGGAACACCCGGGCTCGAAGATCCCGGCCCGGCCCTTCCTACCGATCCACCCGACCGGGCAACTGACGGCGATGGCCACTTTGCTGGTGGTGGAAGCCATGGAATCTGCATTGCGGCGGCATTTGCGGGCGTAGCAGACCCCCGACCGTTTATTTTGCGCTATAAACGCGCGGAAGAAGCCGGCCGCTATCTTTACCCTCGCCGCCCCCGCCGAACGATCCTACCCCGCGGCCGTTGCACGGCCAAGGCATTTGCGTGGCCGGGTGTGCTTCTTGCCGTGGCGGCCCCAGGGGCACGAGGCCCTCGGGGCCGCGCCCGGAAAGCCCCGCCGGGGGGCGGCCGCACCCTGGGAAGCTGGAGCGGTGCAGGCGAAGCGTTACCGGGTAAGGTGCTCCTGCCGCCATGGCCTGCCACATTGGGCCGCGGAATATGCCGCTGCCCATACCGGCGCCAGGCGAATCGGAGCGCGATTTCATCGGCCGCTGCATGAGCGACGAGGGGATGGTGTCGGAATTCCCGGACGCATCGCAGCGGGCGGCCGTGTGCCATGGCCAGTGGCGTGAGCCTGTTCGGGGCCAGGCAGCCCGGTCCGAGGCCGATGCCATCGAGGCACGGGTGGCCATCCCGCTTGCGCAGGAGGCCGGCGCGCCGGAGTGGATCATGTGGATGCCGGGCGGCCGGCACACGATCACGGGCAGCAAGAATGGTCGGCCCATTACGGTAGAGATGGAGATCGGGCCCGAGGATGCGGCGCGGATGCAGCGGGCCCTGCAGGCGCATCTGGCGCGCCGGCACAAACCCTTTTTCGATTTTGCCCATGAAGGCAAGGGGGCCAGCGCCTGGCCGTTGGAATTTGCCTGGCGGGAAACGCCCGAGCCGGGCATCTGGGCGCGGGTGGAGTGGAGCGAGGCCGGTCGGCAGGCGGTGGCCGGCCGCGTCTACCGCGCCTTCTCGCCGATGTTTTTCGAGAGTTCGGACCGCCCGGCGCGCGTCGAGGGTGCGCCGCTGAACATGGGCGGCCTGGTGAACAATCCGGCTTTTGCGCAGATCGCCCCGCTGTGGGCCTCTGCGGGCCCAACGACCTCAACCATGACCATGAATGCGACGGACAAAGTGGAGCTGGCCGCGCTGCAGGCGCGGATTGCGGAGCTTGAGGCGCAGAACGCCGAGCTGAAGGCGCGGGCCGAAAGCCCCGAAAGGGAGGAGGCGCTCCGGGCGGCCCAAGCGGAGCTGGAGGCCGCGAAGGCGCAACTGGACAACCTGAAGGCCGAGCTGGCCGCACGGGCGCGCCGCGATGCCGAAACCATCGTGGCCAGCGCCGTGGCGCGCGGGGCCATCGCCGCCAAGGACGAGGTGGCGCAGAAGCGATGGATCGAGCTGATCGTGGCCGACCCGAAAAACGCCGAGCTACTCAACAAGCTGCCCGGCAAGCCCGCGCTGACGGCCGGCCGCATGACACCGCAAGGTTCGGGCATCCAGGTGCTCAAACCCGATGTCTGCGATGCGCTGCGCGGCTACATCGCCGCGGCCAATCCCACCGAGCGGGGCCTGATCTATTACCGCGAGTTCAAGCCGCTGCTGGACAAGGGGGAGCGGATTCCCTTCGAGCGTTACCCGGTCGAGGCCGCCAACACTCTCGGCACCATGATCGGCAACCTGATCGCTCAGCGCATTCTGGACCTGGTGTATTCGCGCCGGCCCATGCTGGCGAATGTGACCACCGACTTTAGCGATGAGCCGGCGCGCAAAGGCCAGGCCATTTACACCCGGACGGTCGCAATCCCGAGCGCCCAGGATTTCGGCTCCGGCCCGCAGGACACCGCCGACACCGACTACGTCGTCAGCCTGGCGCACCATCGAGAGGTCCACTATGCGTTCACCACCGCCGAGTACCTGAGCACGAACCGGAATCTGGTCGAGGAACATGCCCAGGCTCAGGCTGTGGGGCTGGGCAACGCCCTGGTGGACGCCGTGGCGGCCCTCATCACCAACGCGTTCACCAACAAGTCGGTGGGGCCGGCCAGCGGCAAGGATTTCAGCGCCCTGACCACCGCGGCCAAGGCGCTCAATGCGGCCGGCGCACCGGACTTCGGGCGCTCGATGTGGGTCAATGCCGACTTCGCCGAGGCTCTCTCCAATGACCAGATCATCATGGAGTACCTCGACGGCAACAACCGCACCGCCTACGGGCACTGGATGAACGTCAAAGGCTTCGAGCATGTGTGGGAGTATCCCGCGCTGCCGTCCAATGGGTGGAACCTGATCGGCTTTGCCTTCCAACGCAGTGCCCTCTTGCTGGTCACTCGCGTGGCGGACAATCCCGAGGCGCTCATTGGCGCCGGCTACCCGGGCAGCATCACGGTCATCCGCGATCCCGTCAGCGGCCTGGCGGTGCTGAGCGACCGTTGGATCGACCAGGGAACGCGGCGGATTAACATGCGGCTGGACGTGCTCTATGGCGCAGCGCGCGGGGTCATCAATTGCGGCTTTGCGTTCGTGAGCCAGTAACCTGAATGCGGGCCGGCCTGGTCTGGCGCATCAGGCCGGCCACCCCCAACCATGATCCCAGGCATCAAATCAGTTCTGGCAGGCGTAATCCTCGGGGCGGGCAAGGCCGTTTTGTTCAAAACGGCCGACGTCCTGGCTGCCGGATCCACCCAAGCGAACGCGGCGCTGCTGACGGGCGTCGTCAATAACGTGATCGGCGCAGACGGCACCAAGGGCGTGATCTTGCCGGCGCCCAGAGTCCCGGGCCAAAGCGTCTGGGTCTATTCCGAGGTCGGGAACAGGCCCCTGCCAGTGTATCCGCACCCCGGCGGCAGGATCAATCATGGCGAGGTGAACGCCCCGGCCATGCAGGCCGGGCGCGTCCTGGTGCAATACATCGCCACCGATTTGACCAACTGGGCGGCGGGTTGAGCCATGCGTTACCTGGCGATCGTGTTAGCGGGGATACTGGCGCCGGCCCTGCTGGCCTACGAGGCTCGGGACCTGAGCATTCCGACGGTGGCGGCCGGCGCCACCTCCAACGACATCGCCGCCATCATCCCGGTCACCCAGCAAAGCCAGGTGGCCATTTCCTGGCAGACCACCTCGACCAACCTGACGGCGCGGCTCAGCGCCAGCGTGGACGGAACGACCTGGAGGACGAACTGGTTCGTGTTCACATTCACCACTGGATTGCTGGTCACCAATCTGAACGTGGGCGGCCTGGGCTACCTGCGCGTGGACTCCGTCCAAAACACGGGCACCCTGCCGGCCACCAACACGGTCCGCTTCGGGTTGAAGCCCGGCCTCTAGAGACGCCATGGCTTTCAGCACCCCAGACCTGCTCCTGACTGCAAAGAAGCTGGCCCAGCTGAAGGAAGCGCTGGGCAACCAGACCTCGCTGGACACCATTTGCGCCGAGGCCGAGGCCGAGGTCAACCGGTTGCTTGCCGGATATACGGTCGAGGAGGCCGTCCGCAAAAGTTTCATCCGCGCCCTGGCGCTGCATCAGGCATACGGTTTGGTGGGGCCGATCCCCGATGCGGTCCAG